GTAGCCTGTTATATTGTAGTGTACGCCTGCTGTTTTTACAACACCATCTACATCTACGTGTACGTCAGTTTGTTGTATAGAAGGGAAAGAAAACGACTTGGTAGCGTTTCCATCCCCGGTATAATCTATGAATGTTGTTGCCATTATTTATAAATTCGTTGTAGGACTTGAATTTCGGATTGGAATGTTTCTTTAGTTTTAGTTAGTCGTTTTGCTTTCTTTACTCTTTCTTCTTCTTTTATCTCAGCTACCTTTGGTTGTTCTGCACTAACTTGCTGCCACGCTAATTTTCTAGCAGCTTGGAATATAGCATCTATCTGTTTATTATGATAGAAGTCCATAACCTCATACTCGGTTCTTTGACCTGTAGAAATTAGTCTGTTCATTTCTGCAATAGACTCTTGTATCTTAGGATCATCTGCAAGTCTGTTTAGTCTAACTTCTAGGTTCTGATTTCCAATAGCTTTTTGAAATGCAGATCTAAGTCTAGGCTCATCTGTTAGGTTATCACCTTCTGGAGAGTATAGAACTGACATTCTCATGTCATAGCCACTGTTAAACAGTAGGCTTCTACCGGGACTTTGGCTTAGGTTAAACTGTATAGGACTAAACATATTAAATGCTCTAGTCATAAAGTCATATGGCTTGATTGGCTGACCATTAAGTATATCATACTTGATTGGTAAATCTTCGCCGGGTAAGTTTTCTGCATATAAGTTTCTGTTTCTAAGAGAGTCGATCAAACCTGAGTTTAGTTCTCTCATGTATGGTGTAAATAGTTTACCAAGTTCGTTACGTAGACCACCTAAAGGTATAGTGTTGTTCATCAAGTTAGCTGCTATTCTTGCAGGCTGTCCGGGTTTTGCACCAAACAAGTCTACAAAGGATTGTAAACCAGCAAGATAAGATTTACTTGTTACACCCTGAGCTAGTAGTAGAGATACCTTGAGTAGGTTATCTTTTGTCCACTCTTCACCCATAAGTAAACTAGCGTCACCTATATCAGCTATCATAGACATAACTTGGTTGAATGGTTCAAACGAATCGTAGCCTACTTGTACCTCTCCTATTTTTATAGTCCTAGGTTTGTAGCCTGCATCCATCCAGACATTACGCTTTTGTCTATCTATTGGGCCGTTACCTGTTAGCTCTCCTGACATCCATTTTTGTGCAGCCATAAATACTAGAGCAGATCCCATCGCCAATCGGCCACGTTGTAGTGCTTTAGCATTAGCAAGTTCTCTAGCATTAGTAATACCAAACTTTGGCCCAAGCTCTGCAAAGGTTTCTGCTGTTGGTTTTGCAAATGCTATATCGTTAAACTCTTTAACTAAGAAGTTAAAACCGGGTGTAAATTTAGCTGTAAGTTTTAGACCGTTTACACCTGTACGTGCAAATAAAAAGAAAGGTCTAGCCCAAGGATTTTGTTGAAACACTGCGTTTAGGTTTCTAGAAAAACCACTAAGGTCTTGAGTTAGTGTCACTTCTTTACGTGCAAACTTTGTAGCTTCGTCAACTATATTACCATTTGCATCGAATATATCACGATAGAAAAAGTCCTCAAAGTCTCTTACAAGAGGAGCATCAATCTCAGTATATGAAGTTAACTTACCAGCATCTTTTACATCAAATGCAGATAGTAATGCTTTCTCACGCATCTTAGCTCTACCTAGTATGTATGCAAACGCATCGTCAGTAGCAGCCATGATCTTTGTAGAGTATCCTAAGAAACTCTTATCATTCAATGTACGTGCCATATTAGCCATACGAAATGCAGCCTTGTCGCCGGGTGTAGCACGGCCACTATTCTCTGCCCATCTACGTAATACTTCCCAGTTCTGATCTCCAGCTGTATACTCAGAGAATCTAGTTTTAACAGTTGATATCTCGCCTGACCAGTAAGAGTTTAGTCTTGTCTTAAATAACTCAAATGACTCTGGTATAGCTTCCATCATAGCGTTCATAGATGCTAGCCCTGCACGTAAACCACGCACGTCTTTGGTAAATGGTAGTGACAATGCAGCACCTAGAGTTGTAGCCATAGGGCGTAAGAATGTATGTGTAGCTGTACCGATGATAGCTCTAGCTGGTGTTTTAGGGCCAGATAATATACTGTGTGTCATTACACCTTGTAGTTCTCTGACAAGAGCACCTGTCTGTTGCTTACCTTCGATCTCACCACCTCGTATCATTTTACGAGCCCACTGGTCAAAGTCATCTAGATTGTTTACAGTCTTCATAGATGAAAAAGCTTCAAACAATGCCATAAGCATTTCGCCATTTGGGTCTGTTTCAACTGATATATCTAGTATAGACTGTATTGCCTCACGTGTATCAGCCATTTCTTGTGACAATGTTTTTTCTAGATATCTACGTTTGCCTGCACCTAGTTCTCTAAAGTTCTGTGACTTAATTATTCTAGCACGTTTAGCTTCTGTTAGTGCCACAAACATGGTGTCACGTATAGCTTCTAACGGGCCGTCAGTATCAGCTAGGTTTACAAAGTCTTTTAATTCTCTACCAGCAATACCTAAGTCACGTACTTGTTGTAAAAGTGTACCAACAACCATGTCAGTAACAACAACATACTTACTTGTTATTGTTTCAACTTGATCTATGACATTACCATCTATATCTGTAATAGAATACGTGTCAGTAGCTCTTAGTATCTCTTCTAGATATTCTTCTGGAGACATATCAGCAGCGTTTCTACCAGCTGTAATACGTTGATGTGCAGCTATAGAATCACCAAATGCTTCTACAAGTGTCTGCCTGTTTGTTTTAGCTTCTTCTATAAGCTCGTTATATCTGTTATTACTATATAATTTTTGTAATACTTCATCAACAACCTCTTCACTAAGACCTGAGTTTTTAGCAGCACGCTCTCTTTGTACTGGTGTTATAACATTACCAGCTGCTCCTTCTTCAGAACCCCAGTCATTCTTTATTTTCTTCTGGTTTTCCCATACAATAAATGGGTCATCCTGTGATAAAGTTGCACCCTGATGTGTACCAGCCATAGGCTTGTTTTTAGCAGCTCTAAAGCCAGACTCACCTTCTCGTAGTTCCTGTAAACCTTTTGCTAATGTTTCTTCATCAACACTTCTAGCTCTATTTTCTATCATGTCTTGCACTGATTTCTTACCTTTACCAAGAGCCATAGCAGCTCCATCAAAGATTAGACCTATACCCATACCTTCTACGATGTTTTTCATCTTCATCATAATAGGATGGTCAGTTTCTTTCGTGCTAAGAGGTGTATCAATCCAACCATAGTGATCTCGCATCATACCTAATGCGTTTTCTGCATCAGATTCTTTTGACACTAGGTCAGATATAGCACCAATACCAGCTGCACGTACAAGACTAGGTGCTCCTAGTAAAGCTTTTGCACCCGCTGCGATACCTAGAGGAGCACCAGCTGCGACTGCACCTTTTGCTGCTAGCACTGTTGCACCAGCCATAGTACCAAAGTGTACTGTGCCTCTTAACATCTTACCCCACCATGTCTTTGTGACAATGGGATTAGAGTAAGATTTGAACGGATCCCACTCTGGTTCGTAGTATCCTTTTTCTTCACGCTCTTCTTGCATTTCGCCAGATAGAGCATCTGCTGTTCTTTCAGCAAATGTAGCCACAGACGTAGCTGTATCTTGAACACCACCAGTTAAGGCAGACTGTAACTCTTTTGCTACAGCCTTGAAACCCCAGCTACCTTCTCCACGAGGATCTGTTAACTCTTCAGCTTCGTTTTGGATAGCCTTCTCTTCTTCAATAGCCTGTTCCTGTATTTGTTCTTCCTGTTCAACGTTACCTTTGAGAGCATCATTGGCTTGGTCAAACGAGTCTTTTTCTTTGTTTTCTTCTTCGTATATAGGCATTAGTCTATTTCAGTTAGATAATAAGTGTTCATTAATCCTCTGGATATTGAGTTTGGCATAGAGAATGAGTCATACCCTAGGCCACCAAAATCAACATCATCAAAATCTATATTGACTGGTTCGATAGATTCGTATGTGGCTCCACCTGTAAAACTGCTCATGCTGCCTAACTGGTTGTCACCATACAGTATTTCGTTTTGATGGGCTCTAAGTAGTAACTCTTGGTTTTTAGCATTAAATTCTGCATCAGGTGGTAGACCTGATCTTTCAAGAGCTTTAGTAAATGTTGACTTGTTCCATTTATATTTACCAATCTGTATACCAGCACCGGTAAGTACACCAGACCTGTTACCTTTGCTTGTAAATAACTCACCAACCTCTGTCATAGATTTGGTCTGTATGTTAAAACTATCACTATAACTTCTACCAGTTCGATCTCTAAATGTGTTATGGTCTGCACCTTTTGCGGACATCTGATCTTTAAATATATTCATGTTATCACCATCATATATTTCTTGACTCATAATTTGTACAAGATTTGATGGTGTAGGAAATCTATTTAATCTCTTCTGGTCACGCTCTGACATGCCATCGTCTGGAAACTTAACAAAGTAGATATTGTTAGGATCAACTGTCTTGGGGTCAAGTCCTAGTGCTTCTACTCTTTGCTTCATTAACTTTAAAGGATGTACACCAGTCTTTCTAGATAAGTTTAGATAGAACTCAGGTATCTGTCCATTCTGTTTTTTCAAAGCTCTAACAGCTAGAGGTAAAGCTGACTCTTCACCGGGTAGATACATTTCACTACCAAGTGTGTTACTGTAGTCTTCATCATCCTTGTTTAGACGATCAAGAAGTTTGTCTTGTAGTAAGTATCTTGCAGGGTCGTTCTCAGGCTGGCCGGGAGGTGGGTAAACATCATATGGGCCAACAGTTTTTTTCTTACCATCTATACCTATAACTTCTTCTTTTTGGTCTTTATCTGCATAGTTAGCTTTAATCTTATCGACAGCTATCTGATGGGCTTTGTTGGCATTATTTGTTTGTATAAATGCTTGCCTATACTCTTCTTCATAAGCTATACCCATATTAGTTATGGTTTCAAGATCTTCAATGCTAGCTAAATCTGGGTCTTGTACGACAACAGCACCACTCTTAGTAGTTTTTGTGTTTACTAAAGCATTGAACATCTTATTAGCTTTAGTTACGTTAGTAGAGCTTGGCTTAAATCCATTAATTAACTGTTCTGCTTCTGCTTTAACTCTCTTTCTAATATCACCATCTTGTATAGCAGCAAGTCTAGCTTCTAAAGTACCAGAGTCAATCTTACCATCAGCTGCGTCAAGCAGTAGAAATCTAGCTTCTTCTTCATCATCGTAGTCACCGGGGACATAGTAGTCAGCAAGTTTCTTTAGTTTTTGATCTGTGACAGGTAACTGTAAATCCTTGGCTATCTTGTGTAAATCTTTTGTAACCATGTCTCGAGTCAAGATTATACCGTCTGGTAGATCCTTGTAAGCTTCGATAGCTGAGTTAACAGCAGTTTCAGCTTTGTTAGTAATCTCTAGCTCTCTTTTTTGAATGTCTTTCTTTTGAGATCTCATAATGAGTTCTCCAAGTTTGTTATCTAGAAGTGTAGCACCCGGAGTATTGACACCAGCTAGGTTTGTTTTCTTCTTACCTTCTGTACCTCTTTGAGTAAAGTATGTATCTCTAATTAGCTGTAGCTCTGTAGTACCTATGTAACCTTGTTCAAATGCTTTGTCAAGTCTGTCGCCTAATTTAGCATATGCAAAGTTCATATCCTTCTTACCACCCGGAGCCCCGTGTGCTAGCCTTGTAAGTAGTCCAGAGTTAGGATCATCGGCAGTACCGAATAAATACTCTGATGCCATTTCTGGATTGTTGACCAACATGTCAGATAAGTTAAGTATTTCCTTTACTTCACCTAACTTTAGCTCTTCTTCTATCTTACGATTTAGACCTTTAGTGCTGATACCGTTGATGTTTTTACGTAGATCATCAAGCATCTTATTCTTGTGTCTACCTCTTAGAGTGCTCATAGCACCTGATTGCATCAAGCCACTACGACCCCAAAAGAATAAAGCTTCTTCAGCTAACCCTGTATCGCCATCAGCCATCATCTGGTTATAGCTTCTACCATTAGCACCCGGAACCGCAGCATTACTAACTCCGGTGTTAATATTCATACTTACAAAGTTGCTAGTCCAGTTTACAGCCTTCTTAGCAGTAGCTGCTGAGTTTTCATCATATGTAGGTATATTTCTAATAGTAAGAGAATCTAAAGTTTCAGTAGCCTGATTTTTACTGTCTGGAGCTGCATTGTTTTTTTCTACTTCTTGTGCAGCTAGACTTTCAGCTTCAACTTTATTTTGATTTACTTCTAAGTTAAGTTGCTTTTGAGCGTCTGCATTTTCTTGAGCTACCTTTTCATCTTGACCGGGTACAAGTTGATTAGTCTCAGTATCATAAATCTTACCATCTTTACCTTCATATGTGCCTGTTTTCTGATCTTCTCTTAACGACTTAGTATCATTCCAAGCGTCTAGCTTTTTCTTAAACTCAACACCTTGACCTATAAGCTTACCAAACTTTTGAAAGTTACGAGATCTAGTCTCTGCGTCTGCAAGAGCGTTTTGCTTGGCTCTTTCGTATGCAGCTGCATATATCTTGTCTGTTTCTGCTAGAGCTTGGTTTGCTACTTTAGAACCATCATAGCTGACTTCTGCAAAGTTGCTGTCAGAATGGTTAAAACTAAACTGTTCAAACTCCATTAAGCAACCTCCCTAAACTCAACATCAATTTGGCTGTAATCTACAGCAAAAGTACCATCACTACTTTTTGATACTGCCTGTGGTTTCTTTAGTAAAACATCTTGTGCCATAACACCTATGTATTTTGTATCTTCATTATTATAACTAAATTTATAAATATCATAGCCTTGAATAGATGTACCTATCTTTTTAATATCTTCTTTTAATCTTACATCACTAGGTAAGAAGGGTGACACAACACTCATACCAAAGCTTATACTGTTCATAAGCTGACCAGCTCTGTCTTTTGGTGGTAACATAGTAGGCGGCCCAAACTGTGGATCAAATCCAAGTTGTGTACGATTACTACGTAGTTGCTCTTGTAAACCTCTTGTTATTTTAGTCTGAGCTTTTGCTTCTCCAACAGTTGCTAGAGCATACTGTTTTCTGTCAACTTCAGCCAGCTTGTTATAAAAGTCTGCTTTCTGTCTTCTTCCAAAAGCTCTTGATCTACCGCCTTCATTTACAGCTGCCTGAGAATAATACTTCTGTGCTGCTTGTTGTTTGTCTAGTAGACCTTTACCTTGCTCACTTAGAGCAAAGGCAGTAAAGTCAGATTGAGAGCGAGATGCTCCTAGTCCAAGAATGTTATTTATATTATCCTTGAAGTCAACCTCTTTATTCCATTGTTTGATACCGTCAGAGTAGTATTTAGTTATCCGTTTGTTGTTTTCTATTCTGGCAGCATCACGTCTGCCCTTATTGGGATCTGGTGCACACACGGCAAAATTCTATAAATTGTATATTGTTTGGCCCATGTTCAAACTTACGTAAGAACTTGAAACCTAAAAATTGTAATAGTTT